AAGGATGAGACAGATCCAACCACCATTCGTGAAGCAATAGCAGTCATGCGAGCCAGTGATCCTGCGTTCGATGCTGCATACAAGAAAGTGAGTAAGTAATATGGATTCATTCCTAGGTTCAGTTTGGTTCGCTCTTATGCTCTTTGCAGTCGGCTACATTGCGGGTTCTGTCGTTCCCGTAAGCAAGCTGCCTGAGCTTTTCAAGAAGAAGTGAACAAAGAACTAATCAATCTCCTTAATCAGCGTCTGGTAGAACGACTACTGGACGATCTTAAGGATGACACTAAATCGACTCCCGGCCTATACCAAGTCGTTCGCGGCGTGGTAAACGACAACCGGGAAGCGTTGGATGGTATTCCCTCCAGCACTCTGGATACCCTTGAGGAATCCATGAAGGCTAGGATGCCATTTAAGTTTAAGTCTTCTCAGATTTAATACCCGGCTTCTAGGGGCAGAAATGCCTCTAGGAGCCTTTTGTTTGATTCAGGCTACCCAGATAGCCAAGATCCGTTAGAACCGTTTATAGGCCATTCTAGGGCCATTAGGAGGCAAACCATGAAGCCACCCCCAGAGGTCATAGACGACTTCCGTAATCACCTATACTTTTGTTTCAAGTATTTGGGTCTAGGTGAACCCACCCCACTCCAGTATGCCATAGCCCATAGGCTGCAGGACGGTCCTAGCGACCACATCCTACAGGCAGGGCGAGGTGCTGGCAAGAGTGTAATTACGGCTTGTTATGTTTCGTGGATTCTACTGCGGAATCCCAATACTACAGTACTTGTACTTTCTGCTACGGCTGACAAGGCCATCAAGTTCGTGTCACAGACCAGATCAATCCTGACTCTGGTTCCCTACATGAAGACCCTTGAGCCACAGGAGTTTGACAAGGACAGTGCATTCGGATTTAATGTAAACAATAGAACTAAATTCACTCAGGATCTATCCGTTACCGCCAGAGGCATTACCTCCCAGATTACAGGTCTACACGCAGACAAGATCATTGGCGATGACATTGAGATTCCTGAAAACTCAGACAGTCCACAGGCCAGAGAGAAACTCTGGGAGAGATGTCTTGAGCTTGAAAATGTAAAGAACAAAGAAGAAGATTGTTCAATTCGATTCCTAGGTACGCCACAATCCAAGGACTCCGTATACAACAAACTAGGTGGCATATACAAAATTATCAAGTTCCCCGCAGTAATGCCAGACTTGGATAATGCAGAGGATGTTGAAGATGTTGATACCTATGTGTTGCGATTGGGCTTGGAGCCGGGTTGTTCGACTCAGCCGGAAAGATTCTCAGATGAGAAACTTGCTGAACTTGAAGCAAAGATTGGTCCTACAAACTTTGAACTCCACTATAAACTCAAAACGACTTCAGCAGACAACAAGAAGTATCCGCTCAGGCTTCAAGACCTGATTGTTATTGATGTTGATCCAGAGGTATTCCCCGTAAAGGTAGTCCATGCAAAGAGCGTGGTCAATAGACGGGTATCCTCGTTCGGCATGAAAGGAGATCTGGTCTATGAGCCAATGCACATTGAACCTAAGTTTGTCCCGTACTCACAGACCGTTCTCTTCATCGACCCATCTGGTCGTGGCGCGGATGAAACTGCAATATGCGTTGCGTCATTCGCTCATGGTTATGTTGTCATCCATGAACTCCTTGGCATTCAGGGTGGATACGACACGCCAACATTAAAGCAAATCTGCAAGTTAATCAATCAGTACGATATTAGTCTAGTTCGATATGAGTCCAACTATGGTGATGGTATGTTCGGAAAGATCCTTGCACCAGTAGTCATGCAGAACTGTGGTCAGGTAGCCATTGAGGAATTCAAGGTATCTGGTCAAAAGGAAGTACGGATAATTAATACCCTTGAGCCTATCATGTCTCAACATAGACTTGTAATGGATACTCAGGTATTGCTTAACAAAGATAATCAAATTCAGATTACCAGAATGCAGGAAAAGCGTGGAGCACTAAAGCACGATGACCGTGTGGATGTCCTTGCTGCTGCCGTATCTTACTGGACTGATGCCTTGGCAATCGACCCAGAAAAAGAAATGGTTGTCAGGCAGGAAGAAGATTACAAGAACAAAGTAAAAGAATGGATGAGTAACAAGAGATCCCTAGGTATTCTAGGAGAAAGAATCTCTGGTGCTATCCTATTAAATGGAAAAGAACCAAAAGAAAAGAAGTTTGGTAAATCCATACTAAGGAGAAAACGATAATGTTTGACCCCGTTTCAATAGGTGTTATGGGTGGTTTATCGCTTGCTCAGGGAGTCTTTGGTGCGCTTGGTGCATCAAGTCAAGCCAAAGCTCAGGCTATGGCTGCAGAAATCCAGCAGCGTAATGCAAACTTTCAGGCACAGTGGCAAAAGGAAGCGCAAGATAGAAACACAATGCGCCAGTTCCAAGCCAATCTTGAAAGAAATATTCAAATAGAAAAAGCAGCCAACAAAGAAAGAGCGATGGCTGAGCTTTATTTAGATAAGACTTTTTCAAATCAAAAGAGTACCCTCAGCAAGCAGACTGCACAAGTCAATGCTCAGTTCTTGGCAGCAACCACAAGACGGGGAATGAACCCAACTAGTGGTACAGCCCGAGCCTTGTTCCGTCAGAACATTGAGTCGCTTGGAAATAACATGGTGGCTCTAAAGTTAAATCATAGAAGTGCATATCAGGATATTGTAACTCAGCAGCAAGCAAGACTTGCTCAGAGGGCATCATCCATCAGCCCTGATCTTGGTGTCTTTATCCCAGCTAAGGGTGGCATTCCAGATAATTCTAGTGCTGCTTTGACAACAGGGCTTATTCAGGCCGGTCTACAGGGCGTTGCAACAGGAGTTAATACTTATCTAAAATATGGTCAGCAACCAAATCCAAGCCAAGGAGGAGGAAACTCTTCATCTCCTATGCCTTTCTCTGAAAGAGCTGGCGGTGGAGATACTATGGGAAGCGGTTATTCTGGTCCTTATTCTGGTAGAGGCGGAAATTCACTCCCAGCTTATACAGGAATGGGTAGTGCATCTTTTTCTGATATTCAAACTTTTCAATTTTAAACGGAGGTAGTTAATGGCTAAGAAAGATCTTATGTCTTCTTTGCAGAAGATTGCTTCTGAATCTATAACCGGAACAGTAATACCGGAAGCAAAAGAACAAGAATTAATTGATACTCAAGATGTTGCAAAGATTAAGCAGATTGCTGAAGTTGCAAATCGAATGTATCCAAATAACCCAGCTAATCGTTTTAATTACTGGAAAAAGAATATTAGTATAGATGGTATGTCAAACACTGCTAGAAATGAGTATTGGAAGATATACCAAAACACTCACCCAAGAGGTTTAGATGGTGCTAAGTCTGATTTTGTAAATGTAACTCTAAACGAAATTAACCTAATTAATGGTGTTTCAAATAAAGAGTTTTTCTTACGAGATCGTCTTGATAACTCACCATCATGGGCTAAGGAAGTACTTGAACCAGAACTTGCAAAGCTATCAACAACTGTTGCAAATGCAAACCTAAGCAAAGCAAGTCAAGTCTATAGCAAAAGCCTAGAAGAAAAGGTTAACACCTTTATTCTTCAGAATGATTTAGATCCAGATGTTTCCGTTGAACAACACACAGCCGACTTTGTAAGATTAGAGCAACTGAATTTATTTGATGTTGCTAATGTTATTAATGGTCGTATTGGAATCTATGGACAGAACAATGAGTTTGTTCCCGGCTTTGCTGTAGAAAATAGACAACAGGTATTCCCTAAAGATCAGTTCGGTGCTCCTTCGTTTGCTGAGCAAGTATTAGTTCGGGATAATGCAATCAACCCAATCAAACAAGCAGTTGATATGAAGCTCTCGGCACAACGCTCAGCTATTTCAATGCAAGAGCGACAGTCTGCAATGGAAGCCACAAAGCTTCTTGAGCAAGGCTTCTATACTATTGATCGCTGGGGAGAGGCATTTTCAATCAATGCCGAAAGCAGTCCTAAAGACCAGATCATTCGTGGTCTTAAAGGAGAGATTGCCAGCAAAAGAATCACTAATGAACAAGAACTTGCTGAAAGTATTTACACAGCAATGACAAAGTATCCAAACATGTTCGGAGATTTAAATGGCAAAACAGAATAATGTAAGTAAAGAACTACAAAAGTTACTTGGTGGTTCTAAGAATTTAGATCCCATTGAACAAACAATATTTGAGACAGGCCCACAGGCTGGATTCAC